ACTGCTGGAGTTGGGAGGTGAGACGGATGTATGCGGCCCGCTCTTGAGGGCTCATCCGTTCCCACCGTTCGAGGAAGGCGCGGGTTGCCTCCTGCCGGTAGGTCTCGGCGTCGGTCATCTGCGGCTCATGGAGTAGAGCTTGCCGAACTCGTACCGGAGCTTCGGGATGAGGTGCGCCTTGATGCGTTCCTCGAACTCGCGGCAGATTGCCTCGAACAGGTGTGGAGTTTCCTGCTCGCTGACCCGGTAGCTGTCGCGCATGACGTACCGAAGTCGCTGCGGATCAGGACGCCACACGACGTCGATGCTGCGGGTCATCTCCATGGGGTTGATTTCCATGGACCCGTCGAGCAACCCGTAGGAGACCGGGATGGCCACCTTGTCGTAGTACTCGCTCTGCATCCCATCCATGTGCTTGGCCATCGCCTCGCAGCGGAGGTGATAGTCGTGGATGGTCCGCATCAGGTCGGTGATCCGGGCCTCGTAGACCCGAGACATCGCGTAGACCTCGTTCTGGGTCTTGCGCGGAAGGTACTTGTCGATCAGCTCGGTGACCGACGGATAGGGAGTTGAACGAGCCTCGCGGCCCGTCCAACCCTTGCTATCGTGTTCCAATCAGAACCAGCCGAGGACCGCGCCGATGATCCCGACCGGGATGCCGACGATGCGGATGATGCCCATGGTGGTCAGCGGGGCGTCAGCCGTGGCGAGGTGAATGACGGCGATCAGGTTCATGACCCAGCCGGCGAGCGCGGCGATGATCAGGGTGAGCTGGAAGATGATGGCAGCCTTCATGATTAGGCCACCAGCTTGTTGAAGCGCTTGCTGATCTTGGCAGCGCGGTCGAGGCGTTCCTTGGCGGCGTTCTGCTGGTCGATCTTGGCGGCGATCTCGGCGTCGTGCTTCTCGACGATCTTGGTCTCGTGGGCGACGACAGCTTCGAGGACGTCGAGCGCCTTGGTGAAGCCGGCGATGGCCTTCTCGGTGGACGGGGTGCCGACGATGACGGAGACGATGGAGGCGATCAGGTTCTTCATTTCTTCACTTTCGTTTGGGAGTTGAGGATGGCTTTGAGGGCTTCCATGCGACCGGCAGTCGGTGCTTCGTCGAGCCAATCCTGAGGGATCGACTTGTCCGCGTAGAGGAAGCCGTGGGTCTCGCACCACATGGCGTAGGTGGTCTGGGACTGCTTGGAGATGCGGGTGCCTGAGCGGCTGAAGACCAGCCTGATGTCGAGATCAGGGTTCTGCTCTTTGATCAGCTTGTGCTTCTGGCGATCCGCAGTGACGAACTGTCCTTTGGTCTCCACGATGATGCCGTTGTTGAGCAGGCGGAAGTCGGGTGTGTACTTCGCCAGCCGCGCCGGTATCTCGTAGGTGATCTTGAACGTCTCGTAGGTGTAGGGGACGCCGGCATTGTCCAGCTCCCCTGCCACCTTATCTTCGAGCCCCGAGCGGAACCCCTTGGCGACAGCTATCTGCCGCGTCGAGGTCCGCTTAGGGAATGGGCGTCGTGCCAAGGCTTAGAAGTCGTCTTCGCCTGCCGACTTGCCGCCCTCGGAACCGGCCTCGGACTTGTCGTCGCCGGCCTCTTCCTCCGAGAACTCGCTCGGGTCGTAGCCGTAGCCTTCCTCTTCACCGAAGCCGTGGCTGTCAGCGGAGCGCGAGCCATTCGACACGAGGTCGATGATCTGGACGCCGTTGAGCATCAGCTTGAGGCCGGCAGCCGCCGTGCCTGGGATGAAGTAGGACGAGACCGCGAAGGACACCTTGCCCTCGGAGCCGCCCCAGATGTTCGGCAGTTTGCCAGCCATCTTCTTGCCGCGAGCGTCGTAGATGTCGGGAGCCGACGTCCACTTCTTGCCCTCGCGGGGGCCTTTCTTCACGACACCGGAGGCCTTCTTGGTGAACTTGAGGCAGACCTCGCCGGTCTCTTCCTCGGTCTCCTTGTCGTACAGGGTCTCGAACAGCGAGTTCATGACCGGGCCGGTGATGTTCTTCTTCTCGAACTCCTTGCGGGTCTTGACGCTCAACTCAGCGAACGCCTTCTCGGCATCGCGCCGGGCTTCCTCGTAGAGGTCGTTGAGGGTGACGCCGTCCTTGTTCTTGCGGTTGACGAAGGCGTCAAGGTCGGAGGCCGACATCTTGCCCTTCAGTGAGTACTCGCCGTCCGGCTTCGGGAAGTCCTTGTTGCCATAGTCCGGCTCGGTCAGCTTCGGGTAGACGAAGACGACGCGGGGGGTGGTGAAAGAGGGGAGCTGCTTCTTCTTGGTATCGTTTGCCATTACAGTATTAAGTCCTTTAGCGGAGGTGTTTAGACGGAATATCGGCGTTCAAGAGCTTCAACGTCGAAGCCCAGGTCGGTCAGCTTGATGAAGAGATCGACCGGCAGCGGCTGACCGCGCTTCCAGTGAAATTTGGCGAGGGTCAGGTAGCTCACGCGGCTGCCTCGTTCGTGAGGACCAGCTCGATTGCCTCAGGGAACTTGTCGACGATCTTCTCGACCGTGGCGTTGATGCCCAGACCGAAGCGGACGTACTGGGTCAGCACATCATGGATGTCCGACTTGTTGACCGTGACGGCGCGGACCTGACCAAACTGGGTTGACTTGGTCTTGGCCTTCAGAGCCGGCTCAAAGCGGGTGGCTAGGATCGTGCGGAGCATCCCGCTGTCGTCCACGAGCCTGACGTAGATGCCATTGGAGGTGACGTCATTGGCGAGGTAGAGGTTGCCCTCGGTGAGGCCGTTCTTGCCGCGAGCGTTGATGCAGCGAATGGTTTCGCCCTTGGTGATCTTGGTCTTGCTCATGCCAGTTCGCCTTTCATGTATGCGTCGATGCCACGGAACTCGGCGCGCTTGCCGTCGTCCCCGTTGATGAGGTTCTTGGTGACCGTGAAGGCTTCCTGAGCAGGAATGCCGAGGTGGTCTGCGAGGGTGAGGAAGACCGCTGCTGCGCCCATGATCTGTATTTCGGGGCGTTGATCCTGCAGTCGGTCGAGGACAGTCATTGCCGCCATGGCTACGTCGCGAGGACCAGCCATGTTCAGCACGTCACGGTTAAGCCGGGGCATGTGGGTCTTTCCAGTTTGCGGAGATGAAGGTGAGGATGATTGCGATGGCGATGATCGCCGTGGCCCATTCGATGCTCATCGGTCGAACAGCAGTCCGCCGATGGTCCAGCCGATCCAGAAGCCAAGGGGGATGGCGATGACCTGGAGCAGCACGGTTGCCACGAATTGTTCGCCGCTCATGCAGCAGCCCTCCGGTTGCGGAACTGAGCCTTGCGCTGCTCTTTCTTGCCGAAGAAGCCGTTCTCCTTCAGGCCCTCGATCAGGGACCGGCGAACCTCGTAGCGCTCCGTCTTGGAGGCAGCCGCAAGGTCGATGTTGACCGAACCGACAGTGATGTCCTGATGGGCAGCACCCATGCGGATCGTTATGTTCTGCTTCATGTGAAATCCTTCGATGATGTTTCGTAGGGCTAGTGGTGGCCTTAACCTACCGTGCGGGATTAGCTACCTTTGCGGAAGAGTTCAGGCAAAGAAGAAGTCCGACGCCAAGACAGCGTCTAGGTTCAGGTCTCCTTTCGGGGGAAGTGGCTCGATCTCGTCGACCGAGGGATTGTTGTCGATGATCTCCCGCCGCAGACGGGCGAGAGGGTCTTCCTTGTACATCTCGACGAACACCTTGCGGAGCGTCGAGGCGAGCAGGGTAGTATTGCAGGCGTGGGTGCCGTAGCTGTCGTGGATCATCGCGAAGTGCGTGATGCCTATGGCAGCTAGTGCGTAGACCGTGAGGATCATGGCCGAGGCGTCCATGGAGTGGACATAGTTGGGGCTGATCGACGTGGCCTGCTTCGCCGCGTTGATCTCGTCGGTGTCGGTGAACTCCCGCAGCTTCACCATCTTGCCGGCGATCTTGGTGCGCAGGAGCCTCGACCTCATATCGAGGTAGGACTGGAACGCCACGAACCCGCTCGGCGTCGTCCAGTGCAGCGGGAGGTTCTCCTTGCCGACCACTCGGGCCGTCCTTTGGAGCCACCCCATGGCGTCCCTTGCGGCGATCACCACGTCCCCGATGCTGTCCCAAACAAGGCTGGCGAGGAAGCCAATGGCCTTCTTCAGTTCGTCACCGAGGTTGTGCTTGTAGCCGGCAGCGATCTTGGCCTTCACGGCCTCGTCGACGTACTTGAGGCACGACCTGGGCGTTCCACCGTAGGGCAGCACCATGACGGGACGCTTGGTCACCTTTCGGTCGATCCCCATGGTGAGCCATTCATGCGCCCATCTTTCCCTTTCGGGATCAGCTCCGTTACCGTAGGCAATAAGACGCAGTTGTGCCGTCACGCGGTCAGCGACCACCTGATAGATGTCCTGCGGCTTGGCTGCCGGGATCAGGTTCAC